TTATTTTTTTAAATGATATATATCTTCAATATAATTTCCTGGAAAATTCTCAATATTTAATTTGTACATATTTAAATACCCTTGGATTTTTTCATCAGATAATGAATCTAATTCGTATTTTTCGATTTCTTTTACAAACTTTTTTAGATTATCTTTTAGCTTTTTTAAACCATTCCTTCTCATCACGAAAACTTTCTCATTAAAATCCGCATCATGTGCTAACTGCTTAGTAGGAATTATCATTATGCGCAAAACATCTACAAGTTCCCCATACTCTTCCTTAAACCATCCACAATGGTTATTAAATTGACCTGCTTCTGATTTTTTTATAGCATTTCTATTTTCGTCCACTTCATCTTTACACTCAAAAAATACATATTTTTTATTTGAAACACACCACAAATTATCTGGACCCTTTCTAATTTCTTTATCTGGACGTTGACTAACATAGCCTAGAATTTCACCTAAGTTTTTTAATGCAGATTCAAATTTTTCAGCCGCAATGCCAAAAGAAAGATTTTCTATCAGTTCATTTATATAAAGATTAAATTCATTAAAACTGTCATATTTGCCAATATTTCTTTTGAATCTATTTATTCTATTTTCATTCAGGAAAGAGATTTTTGAATATGCAATTCCCTCTTTAGGCTTTAATAATTGAGGATTCTTTTTAAATGCGGACTTTTGAAGTTTTTCTGATTTTTCCTCTGAATACATATAGGCATATCTTGCCATCTGCTCTAAATACCAGCCTTTTTCTAAATCATCCTTGATAAACTTATCAATGAATTTTTGTGTCCTTTCTACAGCAAGTTCATATTCTCCCTGTGAAAATAATTTTTCTAATTCATTTTCTTCTGCGTATCTGTCATAAATTTTATTTTCTACGTTATCTTGAACAATTGCATTCATTTCACCAGTGTAATACTCTTTCCACCCTTCATCCCTTTTGAGAATTTGATTTATTAGTGAAATAATCTGCTTCATAGGCTGATCTTCTTCACTAATTTCTTCTTTTGCCATTTTTGCGACTTCAAACCCAATCTCTATTTGTTTCTGTGTCTGGGCAGAAAAATATTTTCTTGTTAACACGCCTCTCATAAATTTTTCTATATCAGATCCTATTACAAGAATAGCGCAATAATCTTTTTCTCCACGAACAGCCCTTCCTAATCCTTGTTCAATCTTTTGTGCTATTTTTTTATTTATAATTTCACTATTAGGGCAACACTTTTCTTCATATCTATCAGAGAAGTTGTTTAGAAATGGCATTGAATCCATTATCAAAACTCTGCAGCTTTCATCTGGCAAATCAATCCCATCATATCTATTATTTATCACAACGGTTTTTCCAAAATTACTTTTTCTTAGATCGTCTATCACAGAAAATAATTCTTGATTATTTTGTGGAAGTTTTGAACCTAATTTACTGTAATAGATAGCTCTTTTTGTATTTGGAACAATAGCAACAATTCCAAATTTCTTAGTATTCACCGATGCAAATTTAGTTGCAACTAAGTCTCTATCACAGGTCTCACATATTAGTGATGGCATCAATATCATCTTTTCACCAGACCATCTTAATTGTGGATACACAATTGGATTAGCTACTGCATCACTTGAAAAATTTAATCCTTTGACAAAGAAAATATCTTCTTGAGTTGTTGCAGACATTAAAATTCTTCTCTTAGCTTTTGAGAATGTCCCAAATTGTTCTACGTTAATGTTATATGGAGCAATCTCAATCTTACTTCCTGAAATAAAACAAGAATATTCTATTATTTTATCCTTCATCAATGGCCACACAAACTTAATTTCATCCATATTGGTAAAATCAGATAGAATAGATAAAAGTTCAGCCTTTTTACTATTCCATGCCCAGTATGGAACCATCATGAAAGTTTCGTATTCTCCAGATTTAATATCTAAATAGCTCCCCTCACCTTGCTCTATTAAATCATCTGAGAATAACGTTAGTATCTTATTATAAATGGTTTCATTGTTTTCCCTGCTTATAGTTACAGTAAACGAATTCTTTAATACATCTATACAAGCATGAGAATCGTCCAAAACAATTGTTCCTGCTTTTGTACAATTATTACCTATTCCAAAAATTGATTTCCCATTAAATATTTTATGTGCATGAGTTATTAGTATTTTTTCACCTGATAAAAACTCATTAGGAATTTCATTATTATTATCAATTGCACAAAATGGAATACCAAATTTTTCAGCTTCCCAACAAACCTGTTTGACTAAATAAATATTAGGACAAACATATATGCATGGACCCTCTCCTAAATTAAGTACTGATTGTAGCATTAGTAAACCAATTAAAGTTTTCCCTTCTCCAGTATGAAGCTTTACAATGAGATCTCTTTCATCTTTTCTATTGTTATACCACTCTTCCAAAGCATATTTTTGAACAGGTCTTAAAGGACCTGCGATACTCTTTCTATCAAGCGTTTTATATAAATCAATAGGATTGGTAATTTTCGATTTACTTTTTAAAGCAATTTTTTTCTTAAAATCTACCATTTTTAGTATCTCCATTTAATTTTATCATTCTCATTTATTTGCATTTATTAATAAAAATATATCCCACAAATAGCAGACAAGAGTTATACCTGTCCCAACAGATAATTCTGCATGTCGTTTTGTTAATCCATTAATTTTGCAGAACGACCATGCCCACTTCCATAATGATTTCTTAATTCAATTATTCCACTACTTAAACCATTAAGACTCCCTGTAATTTGTTTCACAATTTCTTCTTCTAAATCCATTGCCACGCCTTTATTGGGAATATTCAATGAACTTAGAGTTTGTTTTACAAGTTGTCCCATATTTATTGAATCTTTTATAATTTCACCGTTGCTTTCAATGATTGTTTTACAACAACTTTCTAGTAATTCTTTTGACTTTCCTATTGCTTCTGTCGGATTTTCATTACACATTGCTACCATCAAATCTATTTGCTGATTCATATATTTACTAGAAATTTTTTCTTTAACTCTTCTGATACTGTAGAAAATTTCTTAGAATATTGCTTTTCTCTTTCAATAATTTCCTTACACTTATTAATTATAAAGAGATTTGTATGCGCTTCCGTTATAAGCTTTATCATCTGATTCTATTTCTAAGGAATATTGCACTTCATAATATTCCAGTAAATCATCTAATAATTTTACTATCTTATCATTATCTCCTTCATTTATAAATTCATTTAACGACTTTACCCTTTGATAAATCATATGTTTAACACCTGTTTTCATAGGTTTTGCAACAATCGTCTCAGATGTTGGTTTTGAAAGCTCCTTATCCATCACTTCCATCTGCTCCAAGCGTTCAATTTCCATACTGTAAGCTTTCACTTTCGCTTCCATCTCATCATAGGTTTTCGCGTCTTCTTCTGAAATAAGCCCGTCCTTGTCACATTTAGACTCAAGGAAAGCTTTCGCACCCTGCCAAGCCTTGTTACGTTTCTCAACCATGTTTGAAATAGTGTTCATCATGTTTACCTCCAATTTTTGATTAAAAAAAAGACGATCCATAAGATCGTCTGCACTAATATTGTTTGTTTCCTTACCGCTTATCCGGCAGGCTTTAGATATTTTTTCCAATAACGTGTTTTGCACGCTTGCTTTCGAATACAGTGTTGAAACCTGTGGTATGCCAATATCAGTGGTTTCACCTCTAGTTAAAACACCGTCCGCGAACCCGAGTTCTACCGCCTTGTTAGCATCCATCCACGTTTCCGAATCCATTAAATGCGACAGTTTCACACGGTTAAGCCCTGTTTTAATCTCGTAAGCGTTAATAATGGACTCTTTGACCTCATCAAGCATTGATATTGCTTTTTCCATTTCGTTTCTGTTGCAAAAAGCAACCGTCATAGGATTATGAATCATAAGCATTGACACCGGGCTCATATAAACCTTTGTGCCAGCCATCGCAATAACCGATGCAGCAGACGCAGCAATCCCGTCAATCTTTACCGTCACACAACCCTTGTAATCCATGAGCATGTTATAGATTTGTGCCGCAGCCACACAATCCCCACCTGGAGAGTTAATCCACACGGTAATATTTCCACTACCAGCGTTTAACTCGTCTTTAAAAAGTTGTGGTGTAATATCATCATCAAACCATGATTCTTCAGCAATCGTACCGTTAAGAAACAGTGTCCTCTCCAATATTTCATTTGACTCCTGATTTTCCTTCTGGTTTTTCCACTGCCAAAACTTCCTCATTACCTTTTTCCTCCTCTCTTATATAAAGAAGCGACCAAGATTTTCTTGGTCGCTTCATGTTTGTATAACACTCATATAATACCTAAAGAACTAGCTTTACAGTTAGATAATCCACCTTACTTGTATGCTCTTCCATTTAAGGAAACTAGAGAATCAAATAATTGTGTTTCATCTAGAATACTCTCAGTTGGAGTTCTTTCCGTTATTGCAAGTTCTTTATACTTACTAGTAATTCCCTTAACAGCTTCTAATATCGATGGTTTAGAAACTTTGGAATCACTTTTCCTATACTCTTTAATTAAATCAGAAACTGCAAAAATCCCTAATTCCTTAAATTTCTGAGTTCGGTCATAATCATTCAAAGTTTCATTATTACTGATTCTTTCAACATTAAACCTTGTATTGTTTACTTTTTCGTCATAAGCCATCCTAAACTCTAACGAATTTTTCCAACCATAGTCAGAATTGTAAACAAACTTTTCACCAGTTATGTCTTCAATAGCCATAGCTAGAATATACTCATAGCATCCAGCATCTCTACTATCATAAATAGCATCGTAAAGAGGTTTAATTGCCTTCAGTCCCAGTTTCAATATTCTTTGATAGTTTTTAGAATTCCTAATAAACTTTCCTGGATGTGCCTGCATAGCCACTTGTGAATTAGTCTTCGTCTCAGTTTCTAATTCCACCATCAACTTATTCATGGATCCCTTTATATCATCTAACGTTTCAGCATAAGCTACGTTTACTGGCATCAATTTATGAGCTATATTCCCACTATTCTTTGATGCTTTATTATTTCCAATAATAAAAATTCCAGTAAATACAAATAGAACCAATAAAAGTAAAGTTCCTAGCGAAATATACATTTTTTTCTTAGACATAGTATTACGCCTCCTAGAATTCTATATTCTTAATTTGTCGTATACTCTCATAGTGTAGGATATTATCTTAGTTAAGTATCCATAGAGATTAAATTCTATTTTTCGCTTAACGTTAAGATAATTCGTTATGTCTTCGTTGCCTAAATGATTCATCCACTGTCTAAACAGTTATAATAAAATAATATTAATATAACATGTTATATTAATATTATCAAGACACAAATTCATCTTAATCACCTAACTTATTTCTACCAATTACAGTGAACGCTCCTGCACGGTTAAGCGGGAGCATGTTGCCGTTAATCAAATACAAGTCACCACCCTCACAGGCGGGAATCTTATCCAAGTTTTCTAACTGTCTAATATCGTTTGCGCTCATCCAACCGTTTTGACGAGCGGTAGCATAACCATTCATACGACTCTGATAGTCTCCTCGAAGAAGACCATCCACGTTAAACTTCACATAATAGGTTTCTTTCTCCTTATCGGTAAAAAGCCGCCTCGTAATAGACTGTTCAAACCGCGTCACCCAAGGATCCAGCGTGTATTTCACAAACTCCAGCGACTGCTGCTCAATATTAGAAAAACTCGATTTTTCCAAATCACCAACCATGTGTGGTGGGACTCTAAAAATACGAGCGATCTCGTTAATCTGAAACTTACGAGTTTCAAGAAACTGTGCTTCGTTAGGCGAAATAGAAATAGGCGTATACTTCATGCCTTCCTCTAAAATCGCTATCTTATGCGAGTTAGAACCCGAGAACCCCTTATTCCAACTATCCCTCATACCAGACGGATCTTTTACAGTCCCTGGGTATTCTAGAATGCCGCTTGGTGTAGCACCGTTAGCGAAAAACGATGCACCATACTCTTCCGTAGCTATCGCCATACCGATAGCGTTTTTTGCCATAGCAATAGGCGAATAGCCAACAAGACCGTCAAAACCAAGACCGGGAATATGAAGCACGTCAAAGGGTTTAAGTTTCACACTCGTTTCTTTACCCGCTAAAACATCACTATCATTTAACGTATACTCGTAAAAAATTTGACCACTCTCATCCCGGTCAACTCTCATACGATCAGGCATCAAAGGATAAAGCCCTAATATTTCGCCTTTACCGTTTCGAATAATCTGCGCGTAAGCATTACCCCATAACAGTAGATGCGTCATCAAGGTTTCTCTAAACACGAAGCTTGTCATTTCAAGATTCGGCTCATCATGAAGCACCTTATACAAAGGATGTTTAACCGCTTTAGCCGTACCCGTACTCGTCCGCTCATACACGTGAAGCGGCAGGCTCGCCACCGCTTCAGACAGGATACGCACACACGAGTAGACAGCCGTCATCTGCATCGCTGAACGCTCATTCACCCTCTTACCCGAAGAAGACATGCCACTAATAAACCTTTGAGCATTCAAGTTAAAACGATTCTCTGGCTTATCTCTGCTCTTAAAAATCTTACTGAAAATGTTCATGACCCTCCCTTTTACATGAATAGGATTCCTCGAGCGTCATACACGCTTTGAGTGTTCGCGTTACCGCATCTGATAGCACGGTCAAGCGCCATGATGGTTGCGATAGCACCGTCTATTTTCTCGGTTGATTTTTCTTTATCGCATTTAATGTTTCCTGCAGGATCTGTCCTAATAAATATGTTGTCCATGTTCCAGCGAAGCACCGGATGAGCGGAGTGTGCGATTTTCTGTTCGAGTGTAAGCTTCATAAGCTCCTTGGTAGGCGGACTCATATCCTTGAATCCTTGTCCGAACGGGACCACGGTAAACCCCATGTTTTCAAGGTTTTGCACCATTTGCACCGCGCCCCAACGGTCGAAAGCAATCTCACGAATATTGAAACGTTCACCTAAAGTTTCGATGAATTTTTCAATAAACCCATAGTGAACAACGTTTCCTTCCGTGGTCTTAATAAACCCTTGTTTTTCCCACACGTCATACGGCACATGATCTCGTTTCACGCGCAAACTCAAGGTTTCTTCAGGCACCCAAAAATAAGGTATGATACGAAACTTATCCGACTCATCTAAAGGCGGAAACACAAGCGAAAAAGCCGTAAGATCGGTAATGCTTGAAAGGTCAAGACCCCCGTAGCAAACCCTGCCCTCGAGTTCTTCTTCATTCACTTCGAAAGAGCAAGCATCCCATTTTTCCATCGGCATCCAACGAATAGACTGTTTCACCCACTGGTTAAAACGAAGCTGACGGAAAGCATTCTCTTCACCAGGATTTTGCCGGGCTGACTCGAAAGCAGCTTTAACTTTCTCCATTTGAACCGTCACTCCAAGAGAAGGATTAGCTTTCTTCCACACCTTAGGATCCGTCCAATCATCCGAATCTTTTGCACCATAAATCACTGGGTAAAAAGTTGGGTCAATTTTCCTACCCTCGAGAATATCCACTGCTTTCTGATGCGTCTCATAGCAGATAGAATGCGTATCCGTACCGGCTGTGGTAATCAGAAAATATAGTGGCTGCATGCGAGCGTCCCCGGAGCCTTTAGTCATCACGTCAAAAAGTTTACGGTTTGGCTGCGTGTGAAGCTCATCAAATACGACACCGTGAATGTTAAACCCGTGTTTAGAGTAAGCTTCAGCCGACAAGACCTGGTAGAAACTGTTAGTTGGTAGGAAAATAATACGTTTTTGCGAAGCTAAAATTTTAACCCTACGATTAAGAGCCGGACACATTCTAACCATGTCCGCGGCCACATCAAACACGATTGTTGCCTGCTGACGGTCCGCCGCACAACCATAAACTTCCGCACGCTCCTCATTATCCCCACAGCATAAAAGCAAGGCTACTGCCGCGGCAAGCTCACTTTTACCCATTTTCTTAGGTATTTCAATATACGCGGTATTAAACTGACGGTAACCATTCGGTTTCACCACGCCAAACAAGTCCCTGATAATCTGCTCCTGCCAGGCTAGGAGCTTAAAAGGCTTACCAGCCCACGTTCCCTTAGTGTGTGTTAAACATTCGATAAAACTTACAGCATAATCCGCTAAATCCTTACTATACGTTGAATCTTCTTTTTTAAACTTAGTAACCTCGTACGCTTGCAA